AAAGAAGGTGGAACGCCTGCTTAACGACCGCCCGAGAAAAGTACTGGATTTTAACACGCCGCTGGAAGTTTTCACAAGAACCGTTGCGCTGGGACCTAGATTCTAAGGAGTTAGCTTTTCTAGCTGGGTTAAGATTTCGGTGAAAAGGTCGATATCGGACTGAATATCGTCCAAAAATTTCTGTCTCTCTTTAAATTTACCAATGTCATATACCCTATAGGATTTAGGAAAATCTCCGTCATCCATCTGTTCAGAGTATGTTTTCAGAGATTCTTCTATCTCTTCGATGTCTGATTCATAAATCTTTTCAACTAGCTTTCGGTCAAGGATAAACTTGCCATCGGATTTCTTTATAAACTTCTGAACCTTTAAGGTTATTCCCCTGAAATTCCTGACGCTCTGCTCAAAAGCACCGAAAGAGCTTTCAAAGCGTTTGACAATAAGACGGCGCATGAAGTCATACAAGTTCGTTTGCGACCGATATTCGAAGTTAGCTTCCTCGCCGGTAATCTTGTCCACTTTAAGTCCGAATTCGTAAACAAATGGACGGTAAATGGCTCCAGTAAATCGCCCTTCCTCGCCAAAATAATCGTTTATAACTTCATCGTAGAACGAGGATTGCTCTTTGGTAAGCACAAAGAAGACTTCCTGCGGGTCTTTGACTATCGGCAGGTTGGCGATTTCCTTGGAATATAACGGGTCTTTTTTTAAGTCTATTCTGTTGCGCCGTATAAGAACCGGTTCGATAACGGCACGGATATTGTTTGAAAGATAACGGGAACGCTGTTTAACATTGGCAATGTCGACTGACGAATCGCCAAAAAGTGATTCATAGTAAGAGGCTACTTTGTCGCGCTTCTGCTTATCCGCCGATTGGTAGTTCTTTTTTATAAAAGATAATTTCTCAAAAGTTTTCTCATAAACCCTAAATTTGGCATCCAAGTCATTGTCCAGAGTAATCTTGGATTTACCGGGGACGACAAAAAGTTTTAACAGCGAAAATATATCCGCTGGCGAATTATTGAATGGGGTCGCCGTCAAAAGAATTACAGTCTTGTCCTTGCAGATTTTTGCAAGCAAGTCGTAAGCACGGGTATCTTGATTGCGAAAACGGTGAACTTCGTCTACTATGATGACCTCAAAATCTTCTATTTCCTTAACCAATTCCAGTGTGTTCTCCAAGGTATCCAAGCCGATGGAACGGATTTCCCAGTCGTGCAGTTCAAAATCTTCTTTATATTTCTGCCAGCCGGATTTTTTATCGCTTCCGCCAATAAGTCCGGGCGGGCAGATAATGATGCCGCGCTTGCCAAGACTCTTGGCAATCATACCAGCGATAATACTCTTCCCCAAACCAACGACGTCGGATATTATTACACCGTTATAGCTTTCAATTACAGCTAATGCTTGAGCGAGCGCATCCAATTGGTATGCGTAAGGCTGATAGCCTTTCTTAATCAACAATTCTCTCATACTCGGTGCTTTTTTGTGCCGCAATGCATCGATATAGGTTTTAAGAACAAGGGCAAAAGCCTCAAAAGGCGTTACTTCCGTGACCAGTGTCCGCTGCTGTATGAGAGTGATTAGCTTTTGCTTAAACTCGGCATGTTCGGTAATTTTATCCGCATCTGTCCACAATTCGTCAAAATAGGCTTCGGCTTTTTCTGTGCCATAATCACTGATTTCAACATTAAATTCATCTTGGGATGAAAGCCCGGCTTTGGTCAGATTACTGCTGCCAGTTAAGAAAACTGACTTTTTGAGGCTTTGCAATTCCTGCCTCATTTTGAAAATGTAGAGTTTTGCGTGATTAGGCCGGAAAGTCTTGCGAATGCGGAGTTTGTCAGTTTCTATCAGGCTGGTGAAGTAGCGAATTTGCTGGTAAAATTCAGCGGTGTCAAAATCATCTGAGTTGATGGAACTTGAAACGGATTCAAGGAATCTCTCAAAACGTTCTTTTTCGGTCAGTTCGGTCTGATCCTCGGCATACTCCAAAAGCCCGTGCAACCCGGCATCTACATTAAGTCCAACCAAAACATCTATCTGAACTCCATGTTGCTTTTGAATACCATCATACAGTTCTTTAATGCCGGAAAAATAGAAAAAACCAACCAAAAATTTTAGCTCTTGGCTGTTATGAATCAATTCAAGCAACCGGTCTTTCAACTTCCTATCAACTGCATTGGTGATAAATGTATTCATAGTACCCATGTAAATCTTACAAATTTAAGAAAAGGATGTGCATGAACTGCACTAAAACATCTCCTGCTGGGCTGGGTCCAGCCATGCGAGGGTCATTACCTTGCGTTCGGCGGCAGGGCCGAAGCGGGCGCAGTCGCAGGTGTAGGTTTCTATGCTGCGGCCCAAGCCCAAGTCAGGGCCGGATATTTGGCCTGTAAATTGTTCACCGGAGCGGTATGCGTAGCAAATCGGGCTGTCAAACGGGATGCCCCGGCCACGGAGGAATGGCTTTCTTTTTACCGCGTCCGAGAATACCGCGTACTTCACCTGGAGCGCATGCGGCTTTAGCGCCAGTTTCCTGCCGTCATTGAGCGTGACTTCCTGTGGCATCTGTCCGCAACCATCATCAGCCAGAGCAAACATAGCTTCTTCCTGCTCAGGTGTGACGCCTTTAGACGGCTCGGCCACCACAAACGCGCTGGGGCGATGGTTTACATGGACATACCACATCGCCGTGGCTTCCTGCGATACCACATGTTCATGCGCGAGCTGATTTACAAGGTCCAGACTCGGCTTATCGTCGCGGACGCGGTCGGCGAATCTGTCGCACAGGAATAATAGCCACAAAGCGCCTTCGTATGCCTGCTTTTCCTGTGGTTTGGAAGGCGCGGCCTCGTTGCCACTAAACGGGCTGATGCACTCGTGGTAAGGGTTCAGAAAGTGCATTATCTCGTGGGCGATGCTCAGGCGCTGGCGGGTGACCGGCATGCCGCGATAGACCCACATCGCGTTCTTGCTCTTGTCCAGCCATGCGCACGCCGTCACGAATGTCTTGTGGTATTCGGGGTCCGTCTTTTTCGGGTTGTCGAAGTAATTCACGGCAATGCCGAGTCGTCTGGCAACGGCTTCCACGTCCACCGGAACGCTATCCAGCCCGAAGCGTAATATCAGTTCCCTCGCATATTCATACGGCCTCACCGCCGCCATAATGCCCCCTACTTCGCCCCCTTACCCTCGTTCTTCAGCAAGGTTTTGAGCATGTCCTGCATTATCCGCCGCCCGTTGGGCGACAGCTGCTCGTACCCGCGAAATATAACGCCTGCTTCCTTCTTGGCTGCCATGTCCGGGCTGGCATAACCCGCTTCCTTCAGAAGAACCTCTATCGGCAGTTCAAACGCGTCCGCCAGCTTTTGAATGACCTTCAGCGTCGGAATGTTCTTTTTGCCGCTCTCCAGTTGCGACAGGTACGCGTTGGAGACTTCGTTCTTCGTGCGTTCCTGTATATCGCGCAGCGACCATCGGCGCTCTTCACGCAAATCGTGAAGATACTGGCCGAATTTTATGGATTGCTGCGTTATTTTATCGTCACCCATGGGTGATTTGCTCCTTTAGGGACTGTAACTGTTCCTATTGTCAGTATAGCCCATTCTGCTAACTTCCGCAAGCGCTTTTTTGCACAAAGCATTGACACGGCTGTTCTGCGGGTGCTATGCTACTATAAGTAAGCAAGTGCACGCAATATCCCAAATAGGAGGTTCTATGGTCAAGGTTTCGGTAAGGGCACGAAAGTTCAATGCCCTTCTCGCGGCAAACAACATGTCACAGCGCCGTCTGGCAAGCATAGCGGGCTTTGCCCCGGCCTATGTGTCGCAGATACTCACCGGTACACGGCATGCTTCGGCAAACGCACGCGGCAGGTTATTGGAAGTGATCAATAAATTACAGAAGGCAAAGGGACAGCATGAATACACCTTCGACGACCTCTTCGTCATCGAACGATAACGAGTACCCCGCTTCCGAAGGATGGACGCCGGAAGCGCAGCGGCAGTTTGACGCCGGGTTACGGATACTGGCGCGGATGATAGCCGCCGACATTATAAAGAAAAGGAGCCAAAAGAATGTTCCAGAAAGCACGCAAAACACAGAGCCGCCTAAGACTGGCGGTTGAAGGTCCGGCTGGCGCAGGCAAGACGTTCAGCTCGCTGATACTCGCAAAATCGTTGTCGCCAAAGGTGGCGGTTATCGACACGGAGCACGGCTCGGCCAGCCTGTATGCCGACCGGTTCGACTTCGACGTGACCGAACTTCGCCCGCCGTATACGCCGGAAGCGTATGTGGAGGCGATAAAAGCAGCGCAGCAGGCGGGTTACGGCGTTTGTGTGATAGACAGCCTGTCGCATGAGTGGACCGGTGAAGGCGGTTGCCTGAGCATCGTGGATGCGCTCGGCAAAGGCTTTGCCGGGTGGAAAAATGTTACGCCGCGCCACGAACGTCTTATCAACGCGATTTTGCAGTCCGACATGCACATAATCGCCACGATGCGTTCCAAAGCCGAGTACTCGGTAGAGACGAACCTCAAGGGTCAGGCAGTTCCCAAGAAGGTCGGGACCGCGCCGATACAGCGCGACAGTATTGAGTACGAGTTCACCGTCGTGTTCACGCTCAACCAGAACCACTACGCCGCAGTTTCCAAGGACCGGACCAGTCTGTTCGACGGCAAGGACTTCGCCATCACGGAAGACACGGGCAAGGCGCTGCTGGGATGGCTCAATTCGGGCGCTCCGGAGGCAAAGGCTGCCGCCACACCTGCGCCTAAAACCGCCCCGACAGATTCGACTCCTAGTCCCGGAGTCACCGAGCGGCTTACCGCGAAAGGTGTCCTGGAAGAAGTGAAATCCCACGAGACAGAAAGCGGCAAGAAGTATGGCCTCAAGCTGGCGGGCGTCGGCAAGGTGTTCATTACCCATAGCGCCGCTGCCGCCGAACGCGCCGTCGGCTTTGTCGGCAAGACAATCGCCGTAGCTTACAAGGAATCGGTAAAAGACGGCAAGAAACAGTACGACATGCTGGGCTTTGAAGAATCCAAATAACGGAGGCAGTTATGAAAATCGATTACGAAGTGGACGAGAACGCAGGCGTTTACACCCCGCTCCCGGCGGGCAGGTATCGCGTAAAGGTGCTTGAGGTCGAGGACGGATATTCCAAGGCGGGCGACCCGAAGGTTAACATGAAGCTCAGCGTGGTTGACCAGCAGGACCGCTGGGTCTTCCACACGCTCACATTTATACCCAAGGGCCAGCCGGGCCACGGTATCGCGGTGCATTCGCTCAAATGCTTCGGGTTCTCCATCGACAAAAGCCGGGTGAATTTTGACTCGGAGGACATGGTCGGCAAAGAGGCGATGGCGGACCTTATCATCGAGGAATACAACGGCAAACGCAGCAACAAAGTCCGGCAGTTCGATTACCTGCCCGACGCGCAGCCGGAAAAGACCGACGAGGTGCCATTCTGATGGACACCGCGACATTGCCAACCCCGGTCTATGCGGTCGGTTACCGCGATTACCGCCGCCAGCATTTATACACCGTCAACGGTGTCGAGTATCCGTCCGTCACGAAGATACTCGGCATCGTTGGCGGCGGCAAGACCAACGCGCTGGTGGTGTGGGCACGCCGCGCCGCGCTGAAACTGGCCGAGTCCGAGCTTGTCGCCGAGCTGACACAGGGCCGGACAATCACCGCCGATGTACTTGGGCCGATACTCGCCAGAGCCGATCGCCAGCCGGACAAGATAAAAGACGAAGCCGCCGATATCGGCAGTCGCATCCATCAGGCGATAGACGATTACATCGCCGGGAAGATGCCGAAGCTGGAGCCGGACACAAAGCCCGGCTTTGAGAACTTCATGTCGTGGCTGTCGCAGGAAGGCTTGGAGATTATTGCGGGCGATACCGTAGTAGCCAGCACAAAGTACGGCTACGGCGGGCGGTTGGATGCAATCGCTCGCAGCAAATCCGGCGGGTTCATAATACTGGACTGGAAGACCAGCAACGCCATGCGCGAGGAATATCCACTGCAGGTGTCGGCATACGCGCAGGCGTTCGCGGAAACCTACGGCATGCCTTTGCCCGACAGCGCATGGGTTATCCGCTTCGGCAAGACTGGCCCGGATTTCGAGACCAAGAAGGTGAACATTCCCGTCGCACTGGACGGCTGGCTGGCAGCTATAAGGCTCTTTGACGCAATGAACGGAGGCTTATGGATAGCGTAATTGAGTTCGAGGTCATCGGCCTGCCAAAGCCGTGGAAGCGGCCTGTGCGGTTCGCCCACGCAAACGGCAAGTTCGTGAGCTGGAGCCCGAAGGACGACTGGTTCAGGCTCATCTACGCCGAGGCGGTCAAACACCGCCCGGCGGAACCGCTGGACATGCCAATCCGGCTGGACGCGACATTCCGGTTCCCGCGCCCGAAGTCCGTGAAGGCCACGGAAGTGTTCATGGCCCACCGCCCGGACGAGGACAATCTAAAAAAGGCCTTGATGGACGCGATTACCAACGCGCGCATTTGGGTGGACGATAGCCGCGTCTGCGACGGGCGCGTGATGAAGGTCTACGGCGAGCCTCCGGGTGTCACAATCCGCATCTCGCCAGCCGGGCAGGACGGGATTCCCGTCATCGGAACAGTCAGCTAAAGGAGCGTTTATGCATTTACCGCAACAGTTCAGGGCATTACTCGGCAGCAGCCGCACATACCGCGCGCACAGAACACCGCGCAGCATGGCGCTGTATTTCATCGCCTGTGCGCTTGCCATGGCGCTGGTGATACTCACGGGCCCTGACGAATGCTAGAGCATGCACTTGCATATGCGGCGCGGGGCTGGCCTGTCCTGCCATGCAGGAATACCGGTGATGACAGAAACAAGGCCAAGACCCCGCTGACCGCCCACGGATTCAAGGATGCCTCGTGTGACCCGCCGACTGTCCGTCGGCTGTTCGGTGCTACGCCGGAGGCGATAATCGGCATAGCAACGGGCAAGGCATCCGGATTCTTCGTGTTGGATATCGATATAAAGAAGAACGCCGGAGGCGAGGAGTCACTTGCCGAACTCGAGAAAGAGCACGGCGTTCTGCCGCTGACTGTATCGACGCGCTCGTGCACCGGCGGTCGGCACCTGTATTTCCGTTATCCGGAAGGCGGTATCGGCAGTCGGACGGGTATCCGTCCGGGACTGGATATACGCGGCGACGGAGGATATATTATCGCGCCTCCGTCGGTAGTGGATGGACAGGGTTACGAGTGGATTCACCCACCCGACACCACGCCATTCGCCGATGCGCCGGAATGGCTCATTCAGCTTATCCGGACGCAGAAGCCAATGCCCGATGCGGATTTGTCCAGCGGCGAGAAGATAACCAGCAACCGCAACGCCACGCTGTTTTCCATCGCGTTCCGTCTGCGTAAGGCGGGGCTTGGACCGGACGAGATATTTGACACGATATCCCGGACGAACCGCGAACGCTGCGTCCCGCCGCTGGACCCCGCCGAGATAGAGAAGATAGCGAAGTCGGCTGGCAACTACTCGCCGGGAAGCGTGAACGGGCCATACACCGACGTGTGGAACGCTGCCCTTCTGCGAGAACTGTTCGGCAACGATCTGCGCTATTCCGCGCAACTCGGCGGCTGGCATGTATGGGACGGGACTATGTGGGCCAAGGACGAGACCGGACAGGTGATGCGCCTTGCGCGCCAGACTGCCCGGCGCATGTTTGCAATGGCCGAGGCCGCGCGCGATGACAAACTGTTCTCGCATGCCAAGGCCAGTGAATCGAAAGGGCGGCTGGACGCGATGGTAAAGCTCGCGGAAAGCGAAGCCGGGATACCGGCGCAGGCGTCGGAGTTTGACACGGGCAAAAAGATACTCAACTGCACCGGCGGAACGCTGAGCCTGCCCGACCGGCTTGACCCGCACAGGAGGGAGGATATGCTTACTCGCAAAGTGGCGCACAAATGGAACCCTGACGCGCAGTGTCCGAGGTGGCTGCAGTTCCTGGACGAGATATTTCAGGGTGACGCGGAACTCATTTCATTCGTGCAGCGTGCCGCCGGATATTCGATTACCGGCGACACTTCGGAGCATTGCATGTTCATCTGTTACGGTACGGGGCGTAACGGCAAAAGCACATTTCTGAAAACTATCTGGCGCATCATGGGGCCGTATGCTGCGGTCACCCCGGCTGCCACGCTCATGGAGCACCACGACGGTAACAGCAACAACGCCGCACAGGAACTGGCGAAGTTGAAAGGCATACGCTTTGTGATGGCTTCCGAAGGCGAGAAAGGCCAGAAACTGGCCGAGGCGCAGATAAAGTCCATGACCGGCGGCGAGCCGATATGCGCGCGCTTTTTATACAGCAAGCCGTTCGAATACGTTCCCGAGTTCAAAATCTGGCTCTCGACGAATTACAAGCCAAATATCAGCGGGACTGATCAGGGCATCTGGTCACGCATAAAACTTATCCCGTTCAACGCGTACTTCGGGCCGGACAAGGTGGACCGCAACCTGGACGAGAAACTTATGGCCGAAGCCGAAGGGATACTGGTGTGGCTGGCCAAGGGCGCGCAGCAGTGGTACAACACCGGGCTCGGCATGCCTGCGGTAATGCGCGAGGTGCTCGACGAGTACCGAGAGAAATCTGATCTTGTGGGCGCGTTCCTCAACGAATGCTGCGACCGCGAGGCCGGGGCAGAAGAGCTGGCAAGCCACCTCTCTTCCGCCGCGCAGGGCTGGGCCAAGGAAAACGGCTACAAGGGCATCAGCCGCAACCAGCTTTCCGAGTATCTTGAAAAGCTCGGCATGGTCAAGAAACGGGCCACGGCTGGCATGTTCGTGGACAAGTATGTGTGGTCCGGGGTCAGACTGAAAGCCGATGCGCAGCCCAACCGTTACGGAGGGTGGTATGACAATTAACGCAATGTTTTCATTTCACGCGAGTGTGATAATCGCCCGCCCGCGCGGAATATATACATCACTGGCCGGTTTTCGCCAATTTCGCCAGAATCGCCAAAACGAAAAAAAGGTGTTTTGGCGAACACCGGCTCCTACGCACGCGAGTAATATATACTGTTCGCCAAATCGCCAATTCCTCCGGGAAAGTTTTCTAAGAAAGTCCCATATCCAGAAAAGTTTCTGGAATTCTTGGCGAATTGGCGAAAAAACCGAAGTTTACCAATACAAATGCGTTCGCCAAAACTCAAAAACGGCTCGCCAAATCGCCAAAACGGGGTGGCTGCTATGGAAATAGAGCGCAGAAAGCTGGTGATTGCGGCCATAGACCGGATTTCAAAGGCGTGGATAGCGGGTACATATAAAATCGCGGAGCAGCAGGATGCCAGACTGTTTAAAGCGATATGCGACTGCGAGCATCGGCTCAATGCGGTATGGCTTGCGTGCCGGAGCAACAACGCCACGATGCGCCAGTTCACGAACGAGCTGGAGCATTGGGAGGCGCTTCACCGGACAGCGATAGAGTTGGCGGCGAAGCATAAACTGGAAGGCGACACACCCATGCTGTTCAGCGATTTTCCGGGGCAGAAGATATGAGTATGAATCCCAAACGCGACGCGCGGATAATCGCATTACTGAAACGCGGGCTTATGCCGAAAGAGGTCGCATTCAAACTGAAGTTGAAATCGGTTGGGGTGGTTTACGAGGTTGTCCGCAGAGGTCATTTTAATATCTATGTTTTACGACGAGAAAGACGCTTGCAGGAATGTAGCCAAAGTTTAGTGCGTGACAAGCGGAAAGCGGTGCGGTAAACTATCAATGTCGAGGTATACGCCGGGAGAATTATGGCGTGTGCCTCGATTTATTTTTGTGACGAATTTGCGTATACCTCGACAATATACGCGCAGCTCTGCGCCCTGAAACACGGGCGCAGGGCTTCTTTTTTCGGCGGCAGCATGGACGCGCGAATAATACATAACTCAACGGTCCTGCTGCCCGCCACCAATTTGCGCCCGAAGCAGGGTAACCCAACACAAAGGCTTCATGCCGCTGGCCTCGCGAGAGGGCGCAATACTTTCGCCGGAGGCAATTATGCTTAAGCCGGAATATATCCCCGTTGGCAACATTAAAGCCAATCCTCAAAATCCGCGCGTCATCAAGGATGAGGCGTTCAAGCGTTTGTGCGCCAGCCTCAAGGAAGACCGTGATTATTTTGAAGCGCGGCCCATACTCGTCAACAAAGACATGGTGATATTCGCGGGCAACCAGCGGTATCGTGCTGCCGTCGAAATAGGCATGCAGAGCGTGCCGGTCATCGTCATGGACAACCCGGAACTGGAAGCCAAGCGGATGCTGCGCGATAACATTTCGGCGGGTGAATGGGACATGGATATTCTCGCCAACGATTTCGACGCAGAGTTTCTGCGCGAAGTCGGTTTTTCTGCCGATGAGTTGGGCGAGTTGGGACAGAACGAAGCGTTGCTGGATGAGGGCAAGCTGGACGAGGTGCCGGACAAGCCGGAAACCGCCATTACCAAACCCGGCGACATCTGGACGCTCGGCGATCACCGCTTGCTGTGCGGCGATTCCACCAGCGAAGCCGATGTTGCCCGCTTGATGGACGGCGGCAAAGCCGACATGATTTTCACGGACCCGCCGTATGGTATCGCCTATGTCGGCAAAACCAAGAAGCGCCTGACCATACAGAACGATGCAATGTCCGACGCGGATTTCAGCGCGTTTCTCGGCAAAGCGTTCGGTGCCATGCGTAAGGTGTGCGACGGTGGCGCGCCTTACTACGTCTGCCATGCTGACGGTAAAACAATGCTGTTCCGGCAGGCGTTGCTGGACAGTGGTTTCGAGGTCAAACAGAGCGTCATTTGGGCCAAACAGAGCTTTGTGCTTGGACGGCAGGACTACCAGTGGCAGCATGAGCCGATACTGTACGGATGGGCGGCTGGCGCAAGCCACAAATGGTATGGCGGACGTGCAGAAACGACTGTCTGGGAAATAGACCGTCCCACGCGCAGTGAGGAACACCCCACGATGAAGCCCGTGGAACTGTGCGCCCGTGCCATACGCAACAGCAGCCGCAAGGGTGACACCGTGCTGGACCTGTTCGGGGGCTCAGGCAGCACACTCATCGCCTGTGAGCATACCGGACGCAAAGCCTGCCTTTGCGAGATAGACCCTCTGTATTGCGACGTGATAGTCAAACGCTGGGAGCAGGCGACGGGCAAGAAGGCCGAGGTGCGCCATGCCGTATAAGCCACTGGCACCGTGCGCGTATCCGGGCTGTATCGGCCTTGCGCCGGACGGCGAACACTACTGCGCCGCGCACAAACCGGCCATGCAGATACACGAGCAGGACAGACGCGGGACCTCTGCCAAGCGTGGCTATGGCAACAGGTGGCGCAGGCTGAGGCTGATGGTGTTGTCGCGTGACCCGGTGTGCAGGCATCCGGGGTGCAATCAACCGTCAACGGATGTGGACCATATCGTTCCGCGCTCGCAAGGTGGCACGGATAGCATGAGCAACCTGCAGGGCCTGTGCCACGCGCATCATAGCGCCAAGACGGCGCGAGAGGACGGAGGGTTTGGCAACCCCCTATAGGGCGGGTCAGTTCCTTTTAGCGATTTGGAAGGTGACCGCGCTGGGGCTACGCGTGAACGCGTCCATAATTCGCATAGGGGGGTACCAAGGGTATTTATGCGTGGAAGAAAGCGGATTCCGACGGCAATCAAGCAGAAAACCGGCACTTTGAAGAAGTGCCGGACGAACCCTGCCGAGCCGAAACCGGGTCCCGCCAACAGCGAGCCGCCCGAATTTCTAGACGACGAGGCCAAGGCCAAATGGCGAGAGCTTTTCCCCGAACTTTCCGCGCTTCAGGTTGTAAGTTCGGTCGACCGCGACCTGTTCATGCTCTACTGCTCGGCGTATTCCAACTGGAAGCGGGCAAACGATGTGCTCAAACAGAGCAAACAGGTGTACCGCACCCCGAACGGTGCGTTCCAGCAGATACCGCATGTGTCCATCGCGCGCGGCTGGATGCTGATGATGACTAAACTGGCGGCTGAAATGGGCATCCCGGCCACGATGCGCAGCAGGATTATTCCGCAGTCAGATAAAGGCAAGGACGAGGACACGAAGTTTTTCGAGAAAGGTTTATGACACAGGCAATGCAGACATTTTACGACAAGAAAGCGGCTGCCCGCGCGGCGCGCTTCTTCGAGCATTACCTCGTGCATATCAAGGGCAAGTGGGCGGGCGAAGCGTTCAAACTGGAGGGCTGGCAGAAGGACGACATCATTTCCCCTCTCTTTGGTTGCAAACGCGCGGACGGCAGTCGCCAGTACCGCACCTGTTATATCGAAATCCCGCGCAAGAACGGCAAGTCCAGCCTCTGTTCCGGCATAGCGCTTTATCTACTCTACGCCGACAGCGAGCCGTCAGCCGAGGTTTACAGCGCTGCTGCCGATACAAAGCAGGCCGCCATCGTGTTCAACGTGGCAAAGGGCATGGTGCTGGCGTCGAAATCGCTGATGTCGCGCGGGCAGGTGTACCGCAATTCCATTTTTGTGCCGCGCACGGCCTCGGCGTATCAGGTTCTTTCGGCGGACGCGTACACCAAGCACGGTCTGAACGCCCACGGCATCATCTTTGACGAACTGCACGCACAGCCGAGCCGGGACCTGTGGGACGTGCTGGCGACCAGCACCGGTGCACGCTCGCAACCGCTGACCGTGGCGATTACCACGGCGGGATTTGACCGGAACAGCATCTGCTGGGAACTGCACGAATACGCCCGCAAGATTAAAGAGGGCATCATCGAAGACGACAGTTTTCTGCCGGTCATATATGCCGCCGAAGAGCAGGACGACTGGCGCGACCCGGCGATATGGCGCAAGGCGAATCCGAACCTTGGCGTATCCATTAGCGAGGATTATTTGAAGCGTGAATGCGCCAAGGCCGAAAACGTCCCGGCTTATGAGAACACTTTTCGCCGCCTGCACTTGAACCAGTGGACGCAGCAGGAAAGCCGCTGGATACCGATGGCGGCGTGGGCCGCGTCTGCGGGCGAAGTCGATGTAGAAGCCCTGCGGGGCAAGGTCTGTTATGCCGGGCTGGACCTGTCATCCACCACGGACATCACCGCACTGGTGCTGGCGTTTCCCATCGGCGACGATGTGAAACTTCTGCCGTTCTTCTGGATACCGGGCGACGGGATTATCGAACGCGCCAAGCGCGACCATGTGCCATACGACCTGTGGGTAAAACAGAACCTGATTTATGCTACGCCGGGCAATGTAATTGATTACGCCTTTATCGTCGCCAAGATAGCGGAACTGCGCAAACAATACTCGCTTAAGGAAATAGCATTCGACCGCTGGGGCGCGGCAAAGATAGTCCAGGAGCTGACCGAGATGGGTGTCACCGTGATTCCCTTCGGTCAGGGTTTTGCCTCGATGTCCGGCCCGGCAAAGGAGCTTTTGCGGCTGGTGCTGGCGGGCAGACTGCACCACGGCAATAACCCGGTGCTGCGCTGGATGGCCGACAACGCCGTGGTCAAAACCGACCCCGCCGGAAACATCAAGCCGGACAAGGCAAAGAGCACCCAGCGCATCGACGGCATTGTGGCAACCGCAATGGCGCTTGACCGGACGCAGCGCCACGGTGCAGGCCGGAGCGTATACGAAAGTCGCGGGATGGTGATTTTATGAACTGGCTATCGAAACTTTTCAACCGGAACGGGCGCAAGATGCAGAGCATGCAGCAGTTCTTTGCCGATGTGTTCCTGCCCCTGTCCGACACGCAGAGCGGTGTGCTGGTGAACGAAAACCTCGCGTTAAACCTGTCCTCGGTCTACGCCTGCATACAGGTGCTGGCGCAGACAATCGGCAGCCTGCCGCTGCACGTCTACGAACGCACCGCCGAGGGCAAAAACCGCGTCATGAACCACCCTCTGGCCCGGCTGCTTCACGATTCCCCTAACCCGGAGATGACTTCCATGTCGTGGCGGCAGGCGATGATGCTGCATCTCGGGCTTTGGGGCAATCATTATTCAGAAATAGAGCGCACAGGCTACGGCGATGCGGTGGCGTTGTGGCCCATCACCCCGTGGCGCGTATCGCTAAAACGCATAGACGGCAAACTGGTGTACGCCGTGGCGCTGGATGACGGCATGGTCTATGTCCCGTTCCAAAACATGCTGCACATCAAAGGGCTGTCGTATGACGGGTTATTGGGCATGCCGCCGATGCGCGCGGCGCGTGAAACCATCGGTCTTAGCCTCGGGGCGCAAAAATACGCGGCGAAATTCTTTGCCAATGACGCCCGGCCCGGCGGGATACTGGAACACCCCGGCCAGCTGTCTGACGAAGCGTCGGCTCGGCTCCGCAAGTCTTTCGAGCGGGCGCACGAAGGGCTGGATAACAAGTTCCGCGTGGCGGTGCTTGAGGAAGGCATGAAGTTCAACGCGGTCGGCATACCTCCGGAGGACGCGCAGTTATTGGAAACGCGCAAATTCGGCGTGTCTGAAATCGCCCGGTACTTCCGTATGCCGCTGCACAAGATTTCGGACCTTGAGCGCTCGACCAATAACAACATCGAGCATCAGGCGATAGAGTTCGTCACTGACACCATACGCCCTTGGCTGGTGAATATCGAGCAGGAACTGTCGTTCAAGCTGTTCTCGGGCGATTATTTCCCGGAGTTCCTCATCGAAGGTCTTCTGCGCGGCGATATAAAGACCCGCTATGAAGCCTACGCCATCGGACGGCAGTGGGGCTGGCTGTCGGCGGACGATATCCGCGAGCGCGAGAACATGAACAGACTGTCGAATGGGCAGGGTGCGGCATATCTCACACCTCTGAACATGGGCGCGGCAGGCCAAACCAATTTAAACGGAGGCGCAAATGGACAGGCAATTCAAAATACTGCCGATTGAAGGCGGCAAAATAACGCAGGAAAACGGCGCGGTGTACCTTGAAGGCTACGCCAACACCAAAGGGCAGGCCGACCGTTACGGCGATGTCCCGACGGTATACAAGGCCAAGCGGGATTACGTCTATGACCTCAAGGAATACCTCAAGAACCCGGTGCTGCTCATCGACCATGTAAACAGCATCGACCACGTTGCCGGTTCAATGAGCGAAATCCGCGAGGACGGCAAAGGACTCTACTTCAAGGCCAAGTTTTCAAGCTCGGATTACCCGGTAGTGGAACACGCCCGGCAGATTTATACCGAAGGCCATGCAAAAGGCATCAGCATCGCCGGGAAGTTCCATTATGAAAACCCCGACGCGCCCAGCCAGCTTACTCTGGCAGAGATTTACGAGATATCTCTCGTGGCAGTACCCGCCGACCCTGACGCACTGGCCGAGGCGGTGCAGAAAGCGCTCAAGACTTTGAGCGAATCCAAAAAAGACGGAGGAACAATGGAACCCAATACTCAAACCCCGGCGGCGGCACCTGCTGCGCCGGATATCACCGCCCCGCTGGGCGAGCTGCGCAAGACGCTGGAAGGGCGCATAGACGACTGCCTCACCCGCGAGAAAGCTGAAAAGCTGGTCGAGGACATCGTCAAAAAGCTTCACCCGCAGCCGTCCACGCGCATCGTCCCGCCGCAGAACCCCGATGAGGTGATGGACCGCGCCGAGGCGTTTAAAAACTCGCCGCACAACACCGCCGAGAAAGCGTGGGCCAGCGATTACGGCAAGAAGTTCGGCAACATGCGCAACTTCCTGCTGGCGGCAAAGGAACGCCACCCGATGCTGGCGGACGCAAAGTCCGTGATGTCAGAGGGCACCCCGGCGGCGGGCGGTTATCTTGTCCCGACCGAGTTTTACATGGAGGTCATCCGGCTGCTGCGCGACGCCTCTCCCATCATGCAAATCGCCAACATCCTGCCGATGAGCACATGGAAGCGTCTCATCCCGCGCCAGTTGAGCAATGTCGCGGTGGGCTGGGTCACCGAAGGCGGCACCAAGCCGGTCACCAACACCTCGTTCGGCCAGCTGGAACAGGTCGCAAAGGTGATGGCGGCGGTAATCAAATGTACCGACGAGCTGCTGCGCGATAACGCCATCAACCTGACGGCGTTCCTGTCGCAGCTTATCAGCGAATCGATGGCGCTGGAAATTGAGCGCGTCGCGCTGTCCGGCGATATTTCCGCTGGCGACCCGTTCGCCGGGATAATCAACAGTTCCGGCGTGAACGTGACAACCATGGCGGGCGCAACCGTAAGCTTCGACGATGTCATCGAGCTGATATATTCGCTCAACGCCGCGAACTCGCAGAACGCGGTCATCGCCATCAACCGCACCGGCCTGAAAAAGCTGCTGAAGCTGAAAGATACGCAGGGCCGCTACCTGTGGCAGCCGCCCGTCGGCAGCGTCCCGGCGACCATCTGGGATGTGCCGTATGTAATCTGTCCGACCATCCCGAACACGCTCGGCACCGGCACCGACTGCACCGCCGCGATATTCGGCAGGTTCAGCCGCGCGCTGCTCATCTCGCCGAGGGAAAGCATCGCGGTAAAGGTGTCGCAGGACGCGTATGACAACAGCGACAGCTCCAACGCCTTCATGCAGGACCAGACCTGGCTGCGCTTTACGCAGGCGCTGTCCATCGATGTGGCGCAGCCGTCGGCGTTCAGCTATCTGGCGTTCAAGTGAGGATAACCATGGGCATCTATAAAGTGAAAAAAGCATTCGGGCATTACGAGGCTGGCGCTACCATCCAGCTTTCCTCCGCCGACGCCGAGAAGTACAAGGACTTCCTCGAGCCGGTCAAGACAGACAACAAGAAGGCATCTAACGGGAGCGTGAAATAACATGGGACTGCGCCTGCTCGTGCCGCCGACGGCGGAACCGATAACGGTTGCCGAGACGAAAGCGTACATGCGCGTCGATGTCGCAGATGACGACGCGCTGACCGGCGCGTTCATAACGGCGGCACGGCAGGCGGTAGAGTCCATAACCGGCAGGGCGCTTATTGCCCAGCAATGGAAGGCGTCGTTCGACATGATACCGGTCGGCAAACGCATCGAACTGCCGCTCGGGCCGGTAATCTCGGTGGACAGTGTCAGCCTTGCCGACGACGCAGGCATACTGCACACGCTGGATGCTTCGGCGTATCAGGTGGACACGCTGGCCGAACCTGCCCGTATCACGCTGCACACATATGTGCGCCCGCCGCGCTGGCGGCATAGCATAAATGTGGCCGAGGTTGTGTTTTCCTGCGGCTATGGCGCGGACGGGTCAGCTGTCCCTGAGCCGATAAAACTGGCGATCCGGCTTTTGGCGGCGCATTTTTACGAGAACCGTATCGCGACCGGCGACGCCACGCAAATCCGCATGCAGGAGTTGCCGATGGGCGTGCAGTATCTGCTGGCACCGTACCGCTTATGGAGCCGCGACCTATGAACCCCGGACTGTTGCGGCATACGGTGACCATCCAGCAGCGTGCGGCGGGAACCGACGCCTCCGGCGCGGCAAACGGCGACTGGACGGACTTTGCCACCGTGCATGCGGCGATATGGCCGCTGCGCGGCAAGGAACTGTATGCGGCACAGCAATATGTCTCGCAGGTTGATTCTAGGATTCGCATCCGGTATCACGCGGGTATTACGCCGCAGATGCGCGTCGTATGGCAAGGGCGCATATTCGAGATTGTCTATGTTGTCGACCCGGAACTGCGCCACATAACACTGGACCTGATGTGCCGGGAAATACGCGAGGGATGCTGATATGGAAAAGATAACCCTGCATGGCAAGGACGAACTTATCGCCGCGCTGAATCAAGTCGGCGCGGATGTGCAGGCGGGCGCGGTGGACGCGCTAAAGGCGCACGGACGCGATGTCGCCTCGGCGTTGCGCAACAAACTGCCGGAAGGCGGCGGCGTATCCGCGCCGGGCCAGCCGCCGCACTCGCAGGACAGCCGCGAAAAGCGCAACGAACACAGCAAAACGCAGGTGCCGGATGTGGACCTCAAATCCAGCATCCGCTGGGCGATGAAAAAGGCGGAGCTCGGCAAGGAAATCATCGTCAGCGTCTATGTGCGGTTCAAGGGCGGCAACGCGTTCTACGGCTACATGCTGGAATACGGCACTTCGAAAGTAGCGGCAAGGCCGTTCTTCTGGCCGACCATCAAGCAGCTCGCGCCGAACGCTACGGCGAAAATAGACGCGGCAATCAAGCAGGCGGTGAGGCGGTTCAATGGTCAGTGATTTTTTCAACTATCTCGCAAATGACGCGGCACTGGCTACTCTGCTGGGCGGTGCGGGCAGGATATTCCGCGACTGTGCGCCAAAAGACACCGCCGCGCCGTATCTGGTCTATGGCATCAGCTCGGACGGCACCGAGGAAGAACTGCTTGGCGAAATAAGCATCCGCGTGTCGGTATATTCCACCTCGGCGGAGTTGGCTGACAAACTCTGCGCCCGTTTGAAGGCAATGCTGGACTTGCAGGACCAGATAGCAATCCCGTCGGCGACATGCCGCATCCGCTGGTGCAAGCAGCTGGCGGGTTCAGGAATGTTCGAGCAGGACACGCGGCTTTATAACCGCGCTTTGGTTTTTACTTTAAAATTCACGGAGGATTAAATGGCTGGCAACAAAAGCAACATCATAGTCGGGCTGCAGGCCGACAGCACGCTCAAAATCGGCGATTACGGCACGCTGGAACCCGCCGCGCTGGATATCGGGTTCATTAAAGGCGGCGTGCAAATCCAGCATTCGGTCGACTGGTATGACGTCGAGGTCGATCAGGTGCTCGGCATCATCGACAAGGTGCCAAAGAAGGAAGGCATCACGCTGAAATTCAGCATGGCGGAGGCGACGCTGGCAAACCTGCAGGCCGCAATCGGCCACGGCGGCGTCGCGGTGTCGGGGACAACGCTCAAAATGTCCGACAGCGCGTCGGCAATCTACAAGACCGTGTTCATCAACGTGAAAGGCCCGTCCGCCGGGACGCGCAAATACACATTCTGGCGCGTGGTTTTTACCGGCAAGGTGTCGCCCGCGTACAAGAAGGATAACGAGACGCTCTTCGATGTCGAAGCCGAGGTGCTTTGCGACACCACCAAAGACAGCACGGTGCGCTTTGGTCAAATAGACGACGCGGTGGCGAGCTGAATATGGAAAACGAAAAAACACCCAAGACGCTAGACGTGCTGATGCCGAAAACCCGCACGGTAACGCTGTCCATCGGCGCATTTTCCGTGCGCCCGCTGACCATACGCCAAATCGCCGCGCTGACACGCACCGTGGAAGGTCTGAAGCCGCCGACCATGGAACCTGCGACGCAGGGCGGGTTCGTGTTCGGGCTTATCGGCCAGCTCGGCGCAAAGCTGCCGGACGCGCTGGCAATACTCTTGTCCAACGGCGAGCCGGGACCGGAACTGGTGGCAAAGTGCGCGGATTTGACCTTGGACGATACCGCGCTTGTCGCCGACGCGGTAACCGAGGTTAATGATTTCGCAAAGCTGCGCGCAACTTTTCTGGCGGCGGTGGCAAAAGCGTTCCCGGCGGCGTCAGCGACGCAGGCGCACAAGACGCTTTAGCCATCGCCATGCGGTTTGTGGCGGCGAAGTTTCCGCAGTATCCGTTCGAGGCGTTATTGGATAAAACGCCGGACTGGCTGGAATGGGCGGCGTATCAGGCCGCGATGCTGGATGTTGATACTTTCAAAAAGGTCGAGGCCGCGCTTGTGGCGATAATCGGAGCGGGGCAGGGCGAAACGTTGTCGGACATGGGGATTGGTCATGGCGAATCAGGCGCTTTCGGTTGATTTCGGGCTGAACATCGACTGGGACAGTTTTAACTCGGCGGTGAATTCCGTCAACAAGCTCGACAGGCAAATCTCGAAGCTGATTGTCGGCGCGGAGGCGATCGCCGGGGTGTTCGCCGCCGGAGGCGTCGCCGGGACGCTGTTCAGTTGGGCCGAAAGCGCGGTCAACAAATACGCCGAGGTGGAAAAGGCCACCACTTCGTTCGCCTATGCCATGAACAATCTCGGCATCACCAGCAAGTCCGCCATTGCCGACTATGTCGCCTATGCCGTCGCGCTGTCCAAGAGCGCGATGGCCACCAAGGAAGAAATCCTAGAGACCGAACGCCTGCTGGCGACCTTTGGCCTGTCCGGCGATATGCTCAAACGCGCAACGAAGGCCGCGCTGGACCTGTCCGCCGGGCTGGGCGTTGACCTGCGCACCGCGACGATGATGCTGGGCAAAGCGTTTGAGGGTAACACCGCGTCGCTGTCAAAGCTCGGCATCAGCATAGACTCGAACATCCCGAAGTCCCAGATATTCGGTGAAGTGATGAAACAGGTGGAAGCCCGCTTTGGCGGCAGCGCGTCGGCACAGATGGATACTTATGCCGGAAAGCTGAACCTGCTCAACAAACAGTTCCAGGAAATAACCGAAACCTTCGGTCGGGCGTTGATGCCGGTTGCGGTAAAGGTGCTCAACTGGTTCCGCGACCTTGGCACGGTACTGGAATGGCTGATGCCAAAGCTCGGCATGTACCAAAATAGCGACGAACAGTTGCGGGCGCATCTGGAGCGCGAACTCGCAATCGCGCAGTCGTTCCTTACCCAGTGGGAGAAGATACTCACCGACAGGGAAGGCAAAGGCGGCTGGCTCTCCAGGCTGATTGTCGGACATGGCGAGGCAGGGATCAACGAAGCGAAAGAGGCGGTCGCAAAATACACCGCCGAAATCGACAAGCTAAAAGCGCAAATGGCGTCCATCGGCAAAAATACCGGCGGCAGTATTGTGCCAAACCGCAAGACCGGCGCGACGGACAAGGTAGCCGACGATGCGGCGGCGTTGAAACAGTATCTCGCGGCGGTGCGGGCGAATTACCAGATGACCGACGCGATGGCCAAGACCTCGACCGAGTTTCAAAAGCTGCTCTTATCCGACCAAGGCAGGAATTATCTCGCGTTCTACGGCGCAAACAATATCCTTGACCGCGAATTTGCCGCACAGCGCGGCGCAAATGCCAAGGAAGTGGAAGAAAACACGCAGCTGGCGCTGGCGCAGTTGAAGGCCGACTACGAAGCGGCGGGCAAGACAATCTCCGGCGGGTGGAAGCAGGCGTGCATAGAAATGCAAAACGCCGGGATGAACTGGAAGAACACCTTTACCGGCGTGCTAAACAGCTTTGAAAGCGCGTTCGCCTCGGCGTTCAAGACGGCGCTGACCACGGCAAAAGGCGTGTTCGACGCCATCGACAAGTTCACCACCGCGCTTTGCCAGAGCATACTCAACGCCTTCCTCGACCTTATCGCCAAAATCGTGGCAAAGCTGGCGATGTACGGCATCTTGAGCCTGTTCACCGGCGGGACCGGCGGCGTTGTGGGAAAACTGCTCGGATTCGCGGAAGGCGGGCTTGTGCCGGGCGCAAGCGGTCAGGCGGTGCCCGCAATCGTCCACGGCGGCGAGTATGTGCTCCCGGCAAGCCTTGTTTCGGCGATTCGCTCCGGTTCCGCGCCGTCCGGCGCGTTATCCGGCGGAGGGTTGGCCTTGGCTGGCGCATCCGGCGGCATCAGCGTATCCCTCAACGCGCCAATCACCATCAACGGCGGGCTGGGTTCATCCGGCGATGTGCAGGATGTCTGCGAAAAACTTACTTCCGCGATGAAGACCGGCGTAAGCTGGGCCATAGAGAACGCAAAGACCTCCTACAAGGTCGGCGCGAAGCACGACGGACAGACAGGATTATGACGACACCATCGGCAATCCAGCTATTCGGGCAAAACCAGTTCGGCGCATGGGACAGCGTGACCGCGTCCACCGGACAGGCTCTTGTCGGCAATCTCAATGATGGCTACCGCGATTCGGTCTGGCGCAGTTCCGGCTCCAATGACAGTACCACCGAAAGTCTGGTCATCGCGTTCATGGACGCGGCGGGCAATGCCGTGAGCCGCAGCTTTGACACCATCATTTTGCAAAACACGAATGTTTCCTCGGTCCGGGCGATGGTGCAGGACGCGCAAGGCAACCAGACGGTCATCCAGTCCCTGCAACGGCGGCTTATGGGACAGTCGCAACTGCCCGGCGCGGTTACAGGCTCGGACGCAATCATCTCGCTAGGCACGGTTTCCTGCGTGCAGATCACGCTCTATTTTGACGCGACACAGACGGCGAACCAAGACAAGTATATTGGCGAGCTGCGCCTTGTGCAGTCCGTGGCCCAGCCTAGCGTGTTGTCCGCATGGAAGCGCAAGGATGCCGCAAAGTCCGGCAACGCAAGGCTGGCTGACGGGCATCTGCTCGCATGGCAGGAATGGCAACGCTGCGAAGGCACTCTTACGCTGCAAAACCTCGGCAAAGCCGACCATGACGCAATAATCGCGGCACTCGCCGCCTATGACTGGCTGACGGTGGCGTTTTGTTACAGCTTTGACCCGACACAAATCTTTGAACTGCGCGTCACGGAACCGCCGACGGAAAGTTTTGACCGCAAGGCGCAGCTTTACAGCCTTGAACTTGCGCTCAAGGAACGCTGATATGAAAACGCTCGCGACCGTATCGCAGAATTGCTTCAGCTCCAACGCGCCAAAGTATTTTAAGCAGGTGCTGCTATACCGGCGCAGCTGGGGCGGTTCTGCGTATGCCTACGACGCGGCAATCGACATAACCTCCGAGGTCACCAGCGGCGGCGTGAGCGCCATTCAAATAAAACTCGATACCGAGAAGTTCAACAAATGGACGTTTTCAAACTGCACGGTGACGGTGCGTAACGACCGCCAGCAATGGAATCCCGGCAACCCTGCGGGATATTTTCCGTCAGGCAAGCAGCTATTCAATTCCAAGGTGCAAATCATCGCCGGGGTAGTGCGTCCCTACGGCACAAAGGACCCGCAGTATGTCTACACTGGCTATCTGTCCGCGCCGCCGACGCAGTACCCGGACGCAAAGACCATCCAGCTTACCGTGCAGGACCATCTGTCGATATTTTCGCAGCGCATGGCCGACGGCACCGGCGGCGACGCGCCCATCGGCACCGTGGTCACGAACGAAGTTGTCGGCACCAATTCCGGCACGGCGTTCACTACGGCTAATGTGGGCGTCGGCATCATCACCACCGTGCAAAAAGGGCAGACCTCCGGCGGCGTGGCGGCGGCAAGCACGCTGAACCCGAATCTCGACTACAGCACCACAAATCTGAACCTGCACGACACGAAAGCGACCATAACGCTGAACGCCGCGCTGGTGTCCGGGCAGTCGCTCTGGGTGACTTACACCTACTGGTACCTCGACCAGTCGCTGGAATGGGTTGTCGCGCAATTATGCTCGGTCTGCGGCGTTAGCTCGACCAAAATCAGCCCTGCTATTTTCAACCACAGCATCAAAAACACCTTCACCGAATCCGGCAGCGGCTTTGCCGGAACCCGGACGAACATGCAGATCGGCTACAACGAACTGCGGTTTTACGACCCGGGCAATTACCATACGCAAACGACCGGCGTCTACCTCATCCCGTCGTCGCAGGCGTATTACGAGGACTGGATAACCGGCGACACATTTGCCAATGTCGGCGTTTATGTCAGCCCGGTGCTGGACGCCGGTGTCAATTTCACTAGCTGGGGACAGTTCAACGCGACATACAGCGCGATAAAGGGCGTCGCCGGTTTCATGTGGCGCACTTCGGCGGACGGTTCGACATGGACCGACTGGGCGGCGATAACCGTCGGCAGCACCATCCCGACCACGGCAAAACGCTATTTGCAGCTGAAATTCACCGCCGACGCGCAGGGCGGTAGCGGCTGGCCGGAAAACTATCCGTATCTGGTCAGCTGGGGCGTCGATTATTACTACAGCACGACCACAATCCCCGTCGTGAACATGACCGGGCTGACCTGCATGGACGCGCTGGCGGCGATCGCGGAGATGTGCTGTTACGAAATCGGCTTTGATTCCACCGACACATTTATTTTCAGGCCGCGCTCGGACAGTTCCTCGGCTGTGCGGACCCTCACCAACGCCGATGTGTTTTCACTGGACAGCCTGTCCTCCGGCGCGGACCGTGTTTATACGCAGGTGCTGGTTTCTTTCGGCAATTACACGGCGATTGTAAACAGCAAGACGCAGTGTGAGGCGTCGCCGAATCCCATCGACATCTACGGCACCATCCAGTACGAGGTGGATTCCGGCAATTTTTTGCCGGACAATACCGCCAATCTGGCGCAGGCGATCGCACTGACCGTCTATGCCTATGTAAAAGGCGCAAGGCGGCGGCTGCGGATGCAGACGCGCTTTTTTCTGGACTTGGAGCTGGGCGACAAGGTGCAGCTGAAATATACGCCGCTGGATTTCATAACGCCGTGGGTATTTGGCGACGGGAAGGTGCGCTATGGGCAACAGCGCAAAGCCTTCTGGTACAACGCCGCATGGCTGGCCGCGCTGCTGCCGCTTTACATCGTCAATTTTCGCATCGAGGGCATCGAACTGGACCTTGAAAACTGGAAAACCACTTTTGATTTAACGGAGGCAATTTAATGGCGATGACCACGATTCAAAACGGCGACACGCCCGACGCTACAGTTCTGATGGCGAATTTCAACTGGCTGGCTGCGGGCAAGGGCATCAAGACGGGAACTTACGCCGCGCTAAAAACATTCGCCGCAGCAAACGCCGCCGAGCCTTTTTTGTGCATCGCCACCATGGATAACGGCTCGCTGCAGCTTATGTGCTACATGGGCACGGCGAGCGTCGGCGACGCGGGGTTCGTAACCATCGGCGGCGCGGCAACTTCAACCACGGAGGTGGGTTAACAATGATGAAAATCCTTAAAAAGCTGGTCTGGCTGATTGCATTCATCCCGGCGACGGCGCATTCGCAGTATTTTGGCGTCACTTCGTCCACCACGACGGGCAAGGCATCCATGACTCTGGTCGGGCAGGAACTGCTTTATCCGTCTACTGCCGCGACATCGGCGTCAATCATACTGCAAGGCAACGGCGGGCGCATAACCGCCAACGGAATCACGCTTAAGTCTTCAGCCACGGTGCAGGGACCGCTTGCCGTAACCGGCACGGTTACCGCCGGAGGCTTTTCCGGCCCGCTGTCCGGCAACGCCGCCACGGCGACCGCGCTGGCGGCGGCTGGCAGCACCGCAGGTTCCGGCTATGTATGCCGTGGCGTAGATGCATCCGGCAATTGCATCCCGGCGGTTGTGGACGCGACAGCGATATCCGGCTCGACCAACCCGGTGCAATCCGGCGGGATTTATACCGCGCTGGCTGGCAAGCAGGCCAGCGGCAGTTACGCGCTATCCACCGGGCAGGCGTTCACAGGCAACATATCTGCGCCGAATGTTACCGCTTCCACCGCTATAGTATCAGGCAATGTATCCGTCGGAACCACAACGGCGGCATCGACAAAACTGGAGGTTTACGGCGGCGATATGCGCGTGGTCGGCGCTTCTGGCTTTGGCGCAACGCCGACCAGCGGCGAAGGCCTTGAAATCGCGTATGACAGCGCAAACCACTACGCATGGTTTGGCGCGTACAACCGCACCATGGCGGCATACACCGGCAACTATGTGGACGGCTCGACAATGGGGCTGAACTATTACAGCAAAGGCCCGGTCATCATCGGCGGCAACACTACGGTGCCAAGCCTGTCGGCTACATACAGCCTGAGCGCGGCGACCGGCACTTTCACCAGCACCGCGACGCTCGCCGCCGCCAATATCACCGGCAACCTTAAATTTACCGGTTCGACGCCGAGTAGCGGATATCTGCTGACTTCCGACTCAAGCGGCAACGCCAGTTGGACCGCGCCAGCCACAGGCGTGGTGGTCTTGTCCGCGACACAGACATTCAGCGGCTCGAACATATTCACCTCCAGCACCACGTTCAACGGCGGGATGTTTCGCGGTTCATATCCGCTGGATGTGGCGCAGCTGGTATCGAGCGGCACATTCAGCAACAGCGGCTCGCCCGATTTCTTAACGGCGCTCAAGGATAACCAGACCTATGAACTGGTCATTGTTTCATCCTGCACCGCCGCTACGGCGATAGGCATGCGCGTCAACTACATCTCCAGCTCGGTATACGAATGGCTGCGTACCTATAAAACATCAAGCGGGACCAGCAGCTATGCCACCACCTCCGGCGGCTATATGCAGCTGGGCGATACCAACAGCGCGGGCGATACCGTGATAATACGCGCGACGATTGCGGTGCATACCTCAGGCTGGGTTGACGGACTCAGCTACGCGGCATCGAGCATAAGCTCCTATGTCAGATCCGGCTCGGTCAACGAGGAGAACGGCGGCGGCTGGACTACCACCGGAACACAGGTAACCGACATATCGCTGATAATCGCGTCCGGCGGATGTTCCGGCAAGTACAAAATCACGACCACAGGATGGTGAGACTATGGACATGGATGAACTCAGGGAAATGCAGGGACGGGCGTTGAAAGCGGCATGCGCCACGGCTCTTTCCGATGGCGACTGGCAGGTGCTGCGCCATCTGGAGCAGAAAGCGGCGGGCATAACGGCCTCGCTCTCAGACGATGATTTTGCCGCGCTGGCGCAAACCCGCCAATCCGTCAGGGCGAAATATCACACCCTGCTGGCGCAGGTGGCGGCGGCACAGACCGAGGATGATATCACTGCGGTGTCATGGGACTGATATGGGCAAACTAGACGAAATCCTTGAACGGCTGGCGCGTATCGAGGCCAAGCAGGACGCGCATCTCGCCAGCTACGAGCAGGACAAGGCGGCGACAAACGCCCGTGTGACGAACCTTGAGCATACCGTGAACGGCAACGGGAAGGTCGGGCTTGCCGAGGAAATGCGCAGCCTCAAGTCAAAGATTTCATGGCTCGTGGGCTGTATAACGCTGGCGGTCAACGCAGCGTTTCAACTGGCGTTGAAATGGGGCGCAAAATGAACGACTTCAAACTGACTGAAAACTTCAGCTTCTTTGAACTGACCCGCACGGACAAGGCCGAGTTCCAGGAGCTTAACCGCAAAAAGGGACTCTGCTATGTGCCGGATTTAAAGCTGGTGACGGTGACGATACTGGAGCCGGTGCGAGCGCATTACGGCAAGCCGGTCATTGTGCATTCGGGGTTTCGGTGCTACGAGCTGAACAAGGTCGTCGGCGGCAGCGTAAACAGCCAGCACATGCTGGGACAGGCGGCGGATTTTCATGTGGATGGTATCAGCATAGACGAACTGTTCCAGTGGTTCTGGCATGCGTCCGGCATACCGTTCGGGCAGCTTATAGACGAGAGCCGCGACGGCGAACGCTGGGCGCATGGCAGCACCGGCGACAAACACGAAGTGCTGGTGTTCAAGGACGGCAAGTATGCCCGGCTGGCTTGAGACGATTTTGTCGCTGATTATCGGCAGGAGCGGCGATACTAAATGGCATATCGGGATAAGTTTCGATTTGCCGTTATTCAAAACCAAAGGAGAAAACAATGGACTACGAAGCGAAGGCGACGGAACTGGTGGCGAAGCTGGGCGAACTCAAGGACAAGATCAAGGGCGTGACCAGCCTCAAGGCCGCGCTTGACGCGATTCCCGACGTCATCGCCACGGTGGAGGCCGAAGGCGCGGACCTCGCGGGCGCGGACAAGAAGCAGCTGGCGGTGGCGGTGCTCAACAAGCTCATCGACATCCCGTTCATGCCCGCGTCGGTGGAGTCGGTCATCCTCGGCTGGGCCATCGACGCGGCGGTCGCCGCTCTCAACAAGCTGGTGGGCGCGGACTGGCTGGCCAAGCTCAATCTGGCCTGACAAAAATGCCCGCCCTGCCGCCGTGGCGGGGCGGGCAAAAATAAACCGAATCCGGGATGAAGTCAAGGGCTGTTTCTCAGACGGTAAAAAGGCCTCCGGAATTGACTTGATTGTTCGCCGAACCGAAGCTATGTTCATCATGACGGCAGACAACGGATAACAACAAAACGGAGGCTTTATGAAAGCTAAAACGACGGGCAGGAAGGCAAAGTTTTTTGTGGTCTACACCTCAACGGCACTGCCACATACGCGGTTCAGCAGCACGGTGCATATAGACCTTGGACGGTTCAATACCTTGGAGGAAGCAAACGCCGAGGCCATGAAAATAGCCCGCAAGCCGGGCGTAAGAAAAAACACCAGCCGGGTGCGTATAGACATACGGCGCAACCGGAAACTGTTCAAGCGCATAACACCGAACAACGGAGGCGCGATATGAACCCCAAACAGCGCAGCTTTTACAGCCGGTACATAACGATTTTTATAAACGGGATGGATTTTTACACGGAAAATATCCCGACCGACGGCGAGATGAAGGACCACCTGCCGCTCCTGAACAAGCGCATAGCCGACGCCGCCAAGGCGCTGCCCGCCGCGAAGTTTCGCGGCAACATCGAGCAGCAATGGTATGAGGGTTATGGAAGCCGCAAGCTGCACAAATACGAAACGCTGGACCCGCAAACCGGCGAAATCAAAGAGACGATTTACTAAGCGAGGAGATTATGAAAATCAAAATCACGCTGGACACGGAAGTAACGATGGGCGGCACACGGCTCGGCACCGGATTTATGGGCTACATGCCCACCGGGACCAACTATAAAGACCTTGTCCGGGTATTCGGCAAACCGAACATCGACGCCTCGCCGGATGGCAAAGTCAAAGCCGAATGGCTAGGCAGATTAAACGGGCTGGATTTCACCATCTACGATTACAAATCGCCCATATCGCCGGAAGAGTGCCAAGAATGGCACATCGGCGGCAGAAACGCGATGATAGCGCCTTTGGTTATCGCGTATTTCAAAACCGTGCTGGGCACAAAATAAAACACTCTTATGAAAGCCGCACTTTACGCGCGTGTATCGTCGCAAGGCCAAGCGGACAAGGATTTATCCATCCCTGCCCAGCTAAAAGCCCTGCGCGAATACGCGTTGAAAAAGGGCGGCTCCGTGGCTGTCGAATATATCGATGAAGCCGAGTCCGCGCGTTCCGCTGACCGACCCAAGTTTCAGGAAATGATTTTCGCCGCGAAACAGAAGGTCTGCCTTTTTGACACGATACTGGTCTGGAAGTTCTCTCGATTCGCCCGTAACCGGGAAGACTCAATCCTGTATAAGAAGCTCCTCAAAAAGCATGGCATTGATGTAATTTCAATCAACGAACCGATAGACGATACGCCTTCCGGACACCTCATGGAAGCCATGCTTGAGGCGGTAGACGAATTTTACTCGCTCAATCTTTCAAGCGATACGATTCGCGGCATGAAAGAAAATGCCGCGCGCGGGTTTCAAAACGGTGGTGTCGCGCCTTACGGCTATAAGCGCGTAAAAAGCGTCATCAACGGTAACGAGCGGGTTAAGCTGGAACTGGAACCGTCGGAAGCGTCCGTAGTGCGCCGGATGTTTGAGATGGCCGCAAAAGGCCTCGGTACCAAAGAGGTGGTCAAAACGCTTACCAAAGAAGGGCTGAAAACGCGGGCCGGATTCCCGTGGAGCAAGACCGTTCTGCATTATATGCTCACCAACGAAACCTATACCGGCACAATCGTGTTTAACCGGTTCAAACAGAGCGAAGAGGTCCGCAAGCGCAACGAGCCGGAAAAGCTTATCCGCGTCGAAAACGCGCACCCGGCGATTATCGACAAGGAAACTTTTACAAAGGTGGGGGAACTTATGAAATCCAGAGCGCCTAAAATCATGCATCCGCGCGAAGTGTCCAGCGATTACCTGCTTTCAGGCATGGTGTTCTGCGGCAAATGCGGGGCTAAAATGGTGGGCAGTTCCGCGAAATCCGGCAAGTTCTTTTACTACGCCTGCCAGAATTACCTCAAACGCGGCAAAGATATTTGCGATTGCAAATTCATCCCGCAGGCCAAGCTGGAGGACGCGGTAATAGCCAAAATCCGCGAGCGCGTTATTACCAAGGAAAATATCGGCAAGCTGGTGCGGGATATAAACGAAGAGTTGCTGGCATCCAAGGGCTCGCTACTCGATCGCGTACATGAGCAGGACCTGAAAGTCGTCGAAGCCAACAAAAGGCTGCAAAAGCTCTATAACGCGCTGGAAACGGGACAATTGGAGCTGGCAGACCTCGCACCGCGCATAAAAGACCTGCGGACGCAGATAGACGCGCTGGAGGGCGTAAAGGCCGCACTGAACGCAGAATTGGCCAAGGAAACGATAAACGTATCGGACAGCGAGCTTAAAGCCTACGAGGACGAATTATGCGGATTCCTGCAAAGGTCTACGATAACGGAAACCAAGTCGTTTCTGGCGCAATGGGTCAAGCGCATAGAGCTGGACACGCCGGGCGGGGGCCATATAATATACAAACTGCCCCTCGCGCCGGGCGCTAAAGGGGCAGAAGTTCTATCTTTGCGAATAGGAAGCTCCCCGGGCAGGACAGGAAACAGGTTTTGGGATTCATCGACCTGCTCGTCGACATGCACCGCTATCGCAAACCCAGCCTAATAGTGCTGGGCAAGGCGTTGCCCGGGAAAGTACCACGAATTCCACACAAGCCTATAAATATCATCGCAAGGGCGCGGCAAGTCAGGGATTTTCTTGCCGCAGACCCGAAACGAAGTTATCGTCATGGTGCAGCCGAGTTTGGGATTACCAAGGCTCGCATTTCGCAATTATTGA